CAATTCCTTTCCGTTAGATGCAGCTTCTATCATTTCAATAACCTTCTCATCAATTTCGTCAATGAGTTGATTTCTTTTAACGTTTAAATCGCAGGCTTTTTTCAAACATTGCCATAGATTATTTGCTCCTTCTTCATTTAAAAAATACTTTTCTTTGTATTCTTCAAAAGACATTCTTCTGATTTCGTATAGAAGCTCCTGGTTATTCCACATTTTACTATCAATAGTAAACAACTTATCAATCAATCCACCTAATGTGTCTGCCATTTTATTTCCTCAATTTATATGTAAAATACTGTTCGTCAGTTTTTATTTTTTTAAAATTAAATGTTTCGTAAAGTTTTTGTGCTATTAAATTTTCTTTATCCACCGTAAGATATAATTCATTATCCTCTATTTTCATAAAAAAATCAACAAGCATTTTTAAAACTTTTTTTCCATACCCATTTCCGTGTTCATTATCAGCAACAATTATTCCTAACCATAAAATATTTAATTCATCTCTATCAAGATGACCATAAGCAATGGGATTATCTTTTTTATATAATAAAACATTGTATAAATGATTATCTAAAACATCATAATTTCTTTTATCAAAATATCTAAAATATTTTTTACCATCTTGACAATTGCATAAAAGTATATGCAAATCTTCTTTATCGATAAATTCTTTAAAATTAAAGTCTATCATTATTATTTAATATAATTTCAAATATTTTTTCTTCTGAATTTCTAGCACAAATATTAACAAAATTTTTATTATATCCCAAATGTTGTAATCCAAAATTAAACTGGTTAAAATTTCCTTCTGGGTGTGTATATAAAATTTCAAAAAAATTCACATTATCTTCAAGATTTTTATTTATTAAAGAAAATGTATATGGACCAGAAGATCTCCCTATTATTGAGGAACATTGTGTGCTAAACCAAGATAATTCTATTAAATTATTATTTTTTAACAAATCTTGTGTCAATATAATATTAGATCTATTTTCTAGACTTTCTAATTTATTTGTAATATAAAAATTTTTATTTGGAAATTTCTTACTTAAATTGTTAACTAGATTTCCCATATCTAAAGTATTTGATTGACCAGATAATGGCTGATTAGTACAAACTAATATTGAATTTGATTTTCTTGTATTTTTTGGTAATCCATATTTTTCAAAATTAAAACTAGGAATATAATCTTCTATGGTATTTAATTTTAAATCTAAATCTAAATATACATCTGTAAATAATTTATACAAGGTTTGTATTGTACATCCAGTTTCATTCATGTACTTATTATTTTTTGCCGCATACCAAGTACAATATATTTTGCCACTCAAATCGGTAGGAAAAACATTAGTTTGAAATTCTCTTAAATCTATATCATTAAACAAATAATTTGAATTGAATTTATGCAAATAAATTATTTGTTTTTTTATCTTTTCACTAAGATCTCTTACAAAAGATCTACTAACAAACAAATCGCCATTGTGGGCTGGATTATATAATATAATATTATTTTTCATATTACATAAACCTTTTTATTTCTTCTTCTACTCTTTTAGAAAAATTCAAAGCATACTTTTTTGCTCTTTCAAAATTTTTCTCTATTGATTGTTTTTTATTTGAATAATATTTTTCAAGATTTATTGCATTCAATTGACTCAAAAAGTCATTTTCATTGTTTATAAAAATAAATCCATTAATATCAAAATATTCCTCTATGTTTGGACATCCCCAATATATGGGTATGGTTCTAGTCAAAAGACAATCTATGAGCTTTTCACTAAAATAATTCGTTTCCTGTGAATTTTCAATTATAACAGAAAACTTTGATCTGAAGATATTAAGCTTATCATTATTTGGTAATACACCGTCATTTTCTATGGCAGTAAAATTTTTAAACACATTACTATAATAAAATAGTGACGGATGGTTCAATTTAACTTTAAGAGGCCATATGGTTTCTCTAACGGCATAGCCGGGAGCAGTAGCAATCATGGCGTTTGTTTTATTGCTCTTTAAAAAGCTTACAGAATTTTCTTTGATTAGATCAAATCCAATAAAGTTTTCATCGACTTCTCCCAAATAAACAGGGCCAGAGTTTTTCTTATTTAACCATGTTGTTCCATAGACAAATTTTTTAGCATTTGGCAATTGATCCAAGACTTCTTGTGTAGAGGTTAAGATCAAATCATAATATTTTCCAAAACCCAAAACTATATCTTGTTTTTCTTTCATTATACAAACTTTTGGTTCGTTGCAATCTATAAAAACTTTAAAGTTTGTATTATTAATATCATATCCATTTTGGATGGCTATAGTTCGTGGTGGTTTTTGTAATCTGTGCTGTGGATCAGCATTTTTAAGAAATCTGGTGACATGAATTTCTATCTGTTTACTAAAATCCATTAGATTTGGATCTAGTAAGTAATCTGCATTAAAAATAATTGGTTTCATATAAATTTAATTATTTGATCGTATAAAAAATCATCAGCAATAGGATGATCGTGTTCTCTTTCGAAATTATCAACTACTGCATGTATTCTTGAATGGTAATAGTCTTCAGTTAACATAGAAAAATCTATCTTATCTTCCAATAAGATTATACCGTCTTTGTTAAATAAGTCAAATATTTCTGGAGAACCATGATAAATCGGGATTGTTCCGGTGGCAAAGCAATCCATTATTTTTTCTGTGTAATAGTTACTATACTTACCATTTTCAACAACAAAGGAAAAACAATAGTCTGCTAATGCAGTTTCTTTATGCTCAATATATTTTATACTCTTTCCATATAAATCAACAGGTAGTTTTTCCTTTTTAAAAAATCCCATCAAACTATTTCTAAATTTATGTCCAGAAGTTTTATTTTTTCCAGAACATATCATAGAAGTTAATTTAGTTTTATAATTTATCTTTTTTAGTCTTATCCAGCTTTTATTTGATGCTGGTGGGCAATATTCAAAAATAGGATCGATTTGTAATATACTTTTATCGTGAGTGAAAATCTTTATATACTTATCTTTAAAAGAATTTAAATTATTCAATATATCAGAATAAATATTGGAATATATTTCTTTTGACTCACAAAGCCACAGAAATTTTTTGGCATTTATTTTTTCTATGTCCTTAATGTTATATGAAGGCTCAAAGCATACCAGTATTGGGCAATTTGCGTTATGCTCCCATACAAAGTTCTTTGGCTTATGCCCATGACACGATGATAAATCGTGTGAAAACGGCGATCCGATGGATCCTATTCTCATCTTAGATCTTTGCATAGAATGCATCGCCCCATGTCCAACCAGCCCAATTAGTCTCAATTCTCTTGAAACCAAACTGTGCTAGATAATTGTCTATTTGACTTACATCTGGGCATCCTTTGTAAACCTCTGCTCTATTAACTTCGCATAGAATGTAATCAATAGACTCTAGAGTTTTACTAGCTCCTCTTAGAACCTCAAGTTCATAACCTTGGACATCCAACATCATCAAATTGTATTTTGATTCCTTTAAATACTCATCTAATGTAACAATATCAACATACTCTACATCATTAAATTTAATAGATGGATACTGTTGTAGATGAATACCAGGTTCAAGCAGAGAGCTTGACTGAGATTGATTATCTCTTTCCTTATACATCTTGACTGCCTTTTGTGAAGTTGCTCCTAAAGCAATATTCTCGGCAATCATTCCGGGCTTCAGTTTCTTGATAAGTTGTTCGTAAACATCCTTTTGTGGTTCGAACAACAAAACATTACTACTAAGAGTAGAAATGTACTCTAATTCACCGCCAGTGTGTGCTCCTACTTGCACTACTCCGGTTATTGGCTTTGTTATGTGGTTTGAAATTTCTATTAGCATTAGATTAGAACCATTTCTTTTCTATAGATTTGTTGCCAGTTTTTAGGACCGTTATTAAACCACTTACTTGGTGCAATGATTTGTTTGTCCAAATTTTCATTGAGCCAAGATCCCCACCAAGAAAAACTGCTATTGCAAATAATGTTATCATCGCACATGGACATCAAACACATATCCATCTCTTCATTATTGTTCATAATGATATTTGGTATATGTTTAAAATTTTCAGTACACCATTTCTTATCGTCGGTGAATATTACGCAAAAAGAATCTTTGCCAATTTTGTCCAAAGCATTAGTATAATACTTTAAATCTGCTAACACAAATGCATCAGGAATATTGAGATAATCTCCTCTACGAACATGAATTGATACAAGTTTCTTTCCTATTTTTTCTTTAAATTCTTTTACGAACTTATAGCATTTCTCTTGTGTTTCATCTTTAAATGTGAAGATCTTTCTTAAATCTGTTTCCTGTTCATTGGCATATCGTTCATTTTGAAAGTAACCGATAAAGTCTGTACCATCCGGTACAGTAGTAGTATCGAAATATCCAAAATCATTCTTTTCAATAGCCATATTTTTCTGAATGACTTTATCGGAGTTTTTTGCATCCAATTTAAAAATAGATGCTATCTGCGGATTCTTGGAATGATCGAAACCAATTTCAAATCCAGTTTTCTTTCCTGCATTATACAAGAAAGAGTATTGAAACATTTGATTTCCTAGTCTGCCATACTTGCCCAGAAGTTTAAAAGTTAACATTACGATTCTCCAATGGCTTATCGGTTAGGTATTGCCACTTGTTCAAGCCAGCTGCTTCATCGCTTTGATAAAAGAATGGCTTGTTCGGAGTAATTACCGTGGCTTTTTCCTGGAGCGAAGCAGTTGCAATGTCAATAGGCTTCTTGAATCTATGAACGATTGTTCTACCAAACGACAGAACATCGTTTCTGTAGTCCTCTGATAGATAGAGAACCGCATGAAGGGCCAAAACCCCACCTATCTTGAGGTAATCGTCGGTGTATCTACGAGTAATATAGTGACGATTGCCAGTAGAAACTCCAAGATATACAGCATCCGCTTCATCCGGAATCTGAATCATAGGACGAAAATCTTCTGAAACTCCAACATCATCTTCAAAAATAATGAATGGAGTATTGATCTCTTTGTTTCCAAGAATCTTGAACATTGACTCGGCCACGCCGACATAATGCTTTTCAGATTCTGGAGTTCCTAGAGGAGCAGGACGCACTTCTGCATCTACTCTATGATGATTTTTAAAACCAAGACCATCAAGCAATGCTTGCATTCTATCTCGGTTCTTAGTATTTGATTCTAGATTAATCCAATACGCTGGTATGTCACGAAGATCTATGTTCATAATTAATAAATTTGTTAGAGTATTCTAAAAGTTCCTGAGAATTTGTCAAGATAAAATCGAAGCGAGATTCGACTTCTGCCAAGTTCTGTAATGCAAATTCGGTCATCACAGGATCGTCTATAAAGGCCAGAGTAGTCTTAGACTTATCCTTGCTATACAAGAATACAGCTTCGTCTATTCCTCTGCCCCAGTAGACTTCTACTGGCTTGGTAACATTTCTCTTGTTTAAAAACTTGTAAACGGCCTCTTTTATATCAAGAGGCATATAATCTTCATTGCAAATATACATTATTTTTTACCAATATGATATTTTTGAATTAAGGTCCAATCTTTCTTTTCCGAATGGGGAAGAATCTTGATTTGATTGATTCCCAACTGGGGTTCCTTATATCTATTCGCATCTATTGGAAGTATCAAGCCCCATTCAGTCAAAAGTTTCACGATTACGTTCCTACGACCCAGATCGTTTTCATCCATATCGCTCTTGAGTCCATCAAGAACGAACATCTCCTTGAAATGCATAATGGCATATCTGCCTCTCTTGTGCAGAATATGGCACGACTGGTATAACTTCTTTTCTTGTTTGGAAGAAACTCCAATACGAGTAAGAGTTTCCTTTACCTTCAGAAAGTCTTGCTCAGACTTTAGTTTAACCTCTACACCCAAACCTTGAAAAATATCCTCATCAATTGTACTCATAATATCTCCATACAAGGATATTTATTAAATTTTGAATGTTTGGATATGCTTTAGGATTTCCTGCTTTTGGTCTTCAGTCAGAAGCTTTTCGTACTCCAAAGCTTTACGGTAAGAGACATCGTAATACTTGATGATGGCATCAATTACATCACTTTTGTCCTTCTTGACCCATCCGCTGAACCGCTTTCGCTTACGAATAGACCCCTTGAGGTAGTCGTACTGCATTCTCTTATCTAGGAACGGGTACTTGTTCATCTCGTTGGCATAGGCCACAGTATCCATGAAGTAGGATAGAGACTTGTTAACAATAAAAGGAACATAGTCCTTGCCGTTTGGGTCAAGGACATCTTCCTTTGTATAGTTGATGGATTCAAGTACCTTACTTAGATTCATTGCTTGATTCCCTTGAACTCGCAATTCATTAGAATCTCCACCATCATGGCGGTCATGTTGATCTCATGGTCCGCAACGAAAGCAGCCTTGTACTGGTACTCTGCAATGATCGTGATGGCCTGTGGAATGCTGGTAGGAACAAGCATGTCGGATAGATTGTCGTAGACCTTACGGAAGATATCCGTACTGTTATCCATGTTCTTGACAATCCACTCACGAACTCCCTTGAAATCCTTCTTGGACATACAAACAATCAGCTTGGCAACATCGATATCCTTGACATCGGATAGAACACCAACATCGATCTCGCCAGAGACAGAGTATCGCTGAAGTTCATTCAGAACTCGTCGGAAGTCTGGGAAGTGCTTGACTACGAGTTGCTGAACGGACCTTTCACTGTACTTAATCTTCTCTGTATCAAGAATCTTGCATGTACGCTTGTACATTTCATTGGCAAGTTTTGGACTTTCATCTCCTCCCATGCTGTTGAAATTAATTTCAGTGCAACGAGAGTGCAAAGGCTCAATGATTCGATACTTCCAGTTGCATGTCATGATGAATCGGCAGTTGGCTGCAAACTCCTCAATGGCCCCACGCAAGGCAGGCTGAATACTCTGGGCATTGCTATAATCAAACTCGTCCAGAATCACTACCTTCTTAGAATCAGTCAGAGATACCGTGCTGGCAAAGCTACGGATCTTGGTCCGGAGCGTATCGATATTGCCATCCTCTGAGCAGTTGATGAGGATATAGTCGCATCCTAGATCTTTGCAGAGAGCCTTAGCAACCGTGGTCTTACCGCAACCAGGGGTACCAACGAACATCATGTTCTGCAACTCACCGCTCTTGATCATCTGACTAAAGGTTGACTTTAGTTCAGTTGTCAAGATGCAATCAGATAACGTCTGGGGTCGATACTTTTCGACCCACAGGTATTGATCAGCGTTCATATTACTCTCCAGTCTTGCTACCAGATTCCAGAGCAATCCAATAGGTGAGGTTTAGATTCTTTGAAGTAAACTTAGTAATGACCTTGCTACCGACTTGAACATCGTAGCTGCCAGGAATTAGCTTAAGGTTTTCCATCTTCAGACGGAACTCAAAGTCATCGCTGTAGTCCGAATCTAGGCAGTCTTCGGTAGAACCAAGGCTGATCGAATAGCTATTGGTTGTATTGTCCTTGCTGTCGCAGACCTTAGCAAAGACTTCTCCATCCTCAGCATAGATCGACATATCAGACACCTGAAGAACGCTAGATGCCTTCTGTAGTTCCTGAAGCTTCTTTTCCGTCAGAGGGAACTGAAGGACTGCTGCTGGCATGTTGAGTGCCTTCGGTGGTAGGCTAGTGATGAGCTTTGGCTCACAATAGAAATACTTGACCGATGAGCCAGCCTCATTAGAGATTTCCATGTACTTGTCATGGAACTCTAGTTCTGGCTGCTCAAACAGCGTGATGATTCCAAGAAACTGAGATAGATCCCAGATACCAAATTCCTGTTCAAATGTCTCCTCTACCATGGCTTCTGCCACGATATTCTTGTAGGAGGACATCGTAACAAGCTTGTTTCCCGGACGAATCAACAGATTGCTGTTGATGGCCGAGAAGTTCTTCAGAATCTGGATCGTTGGCTTGCTGAGAGTTAGTTTAGTTGTAGTTTTCATAATATAAAATTCACCTTTCAATCAGGTATTGTCCTGCAAATAGTCATAAAAGTCAAGGCTTCCGTCACGCAAATTGTGCATTAATTTCTTCGTGACATGACGTATATCACGAAGTTTTTTCTTTCTAAAGAATCTTGCGAGTTTTCTGGCCCGAATGATTTTCCAAAGTGGATCTTTTTTCATAGAATACCTACCCAAGAATACGAGTTGTTGTCATAGACATATTCATACAACATACCAACAGTTGTATTAAACCATCTCTGACCAACAACTGGTTCGTAAGGGGCAGAGGCTCCCACATGAACTCCTGCGGAGTTCAGGAGTCTCCAACCCCTTGTTTCACCGTGCTCAGGGGAGAAACCGCTTATTTCTGCGGAGGCATAAAAATACTTGCCTTCTTTCTCTACAATATCCCCTTCGCCGTATACCTTGAGTGTACCGTCTGGATTCGAAATCTTAAATTTTCCAACATAATTAAGTGTCATATTTGCACCAATCTGCTGAAATTATTCTTCTTATCAAGAGTAACCGTACTCTTGAACTTATCATGGAGTTGATCTGTCTTGTGGCTGATTACAAAGACATTGCAACCCTTCTTTAGGTTGTTTAGCAGCTTCATGAGTTCGTCTGTTCCGATAGAATCCAGCGACGAGTCAAATACTTCGTCAAGGATGAGTAGGTTGCAGTGAAGACTGTTCTTCATTCTTGCAACTTCCCGCCAAGCCAGGAGTAGAGAAATGTCGATTCTCATCTTTTCTCCTTCGCTGAAACTCAGATACGAAAACTCGTCACGATGCCGACTTTCAATCTTTTCATTGAACTGCTCATCAAGATTGAACTTCACGAAGAATCCCATGTTACTGAGATTCTTATTCACTAACTTATTTATAATGGGAAGATAGTGATTGACAATCTTGCCCTTTATACCCCCATCCTTCAATAGATCCACAACAATTTCGTGATCATTTTGTTGTTTTTCGAGTGAAGATAGAGCATTTTCTTTACTCTTTCTTTCATTTTTGGCGGATTCAAGCTGAATCTTTACTTCATTGATTTGAGATTCGCTGATAGAGTTTCTATCCTGCTCATAGCCAGCCTTGACCTTTTCTAGATTGGCCATTTCTCGCTCATTAGACTTGGCCTCACGGACAAGCTCCTTGATCTGCTCCTCTGTGACCTTCTTCTCCTTCAGGGTCGTACCGTACCAGCTAATGGCGTTTATAAGCTCTTCAACATTGGTGGCCAGCTTTGATAGCCTAGCCTTCTTAGTGTCTGTAATCTGACACTTGTGGCTCTTATCAATGGCCTGCTTGCAAGTAGGGCAAGACTCGTTGGAATTAAAGAATTCCAGCTCTTCGTTTATCGTATTTATATTTACTGTAAGATCGGCCTTCTTTTCTCTCAATTCGGCCAGATCTTCGTCCGTAACAGTGTACTGTTCTAGCTTCTTACCCTCTTGGAGGATTTGCTTGTTTAGAAGCTTAATCTTTGCTCTAGAGTCT